ACTAGACATATATTCTGCTGCAGTATCAATAAAATCTGCTGCTCTGGTAATCTTTGATTGTACCCAAGCAGGGAGTTGTTGATCACCCTTTTTAATTTTGCTTCTTAAAATACTAACTGCCCTTTCAATTTGATCAAACTCAACTCTTGCCATATATCCTTCTTCATCTTTCTTCTTTCCAGAAGCAATTTCTTTATGATCCTCATGAATCTTTGATTCATTTGCTGGATGAATTTTAGCAATAGTATACTTGTCCCACATAGAGGGACCCCATGAACACTCTTCTCTTTTTTCGTTCTTTTTACAAAGGAGACAATACTTTGTATCCTTTTTATACTGTTCCTCTGGAGTTGTTTCTTCTTTCATGGGTTTCTTTTTTTCTACTTTCTTGAGTCTTGTGTAGTAATCTGGAAGTTCATCTACATGCTGAAGTGCAGTGATTCTTGCTCCACTCTTACTAGTAGTATGCTCCCCTTCAATTTCAGTTCCAATTTTTACCTGTTGTACAATTTTATCCAGAGTAACTTTATGCTTTTTAGCAAGTTCCTCTGGAGTTTTATATGCTTTTACAGGACCTTTTGGATCTTTCATTGGACATTATTCCTCTGTACTATTTAGAAGTCCTTGCTTTATGAGTTTAGATAACTCTGCTGTAGAACCAACAAACAAAGAATTGTTGACTGTGGTTGGACCTTTTTGTGGAGCATCTAGATCTTTCATCTTCTTCTGTAGATCCATCAACTTATCACTTACATCTCCCACTGATTTGATTAATTGTCCTGCAACTTCATATGCTCTTGGATGACCAGACTCTTGAGCAAGTTCCAGAATACCATTTATTGCTTCTTGTCCCTTTTCAATCAAACTATAAAGATTACCTCTGGTGTATTCATAATCTTTTTGTGGATCATCTGGAACTTCTGCTTTTTTTATTTCAACAGGTTCTACTTCAACAATTTTAGTTTCAATGTCCAGTGCTTGTTCAATTTCTTCATACTTGTCTTTCATAATCAGATGTCCACATCAGTTCCTTGTGAGTTGCTGTAAGTCTTAAAGTCTACAAATTCTTCTACTGTGTCATTAAATCCAAAGTCATCGCCAAATTCAATCAGAGAATCATCAGTTGCATCTATAATATTATCATCATTATAATCTTCCAGTGCCTTAGGAGTTACTGTATATCTAACTTCTCTCTTTGCATTTCTAATAGCATTAGTTGCATAATCAACTTGAACCTTCTTGATGAGACCTTGATCATCTGAAGGAATTGCACCAAACATGTATGTTTTTGCAGTAAAGTTTAAAGTATAAATTAAAATTCTTCTTGTGCTATAATCTCCTTCATAATCATCTCTAAATCCAACTCTATTCAAGACAACTGGAATATCTCTCTTCTCACCTATCTCCGGAATCATATTTACTGTTACATTGAATGATGGTTGGAAATATGGTAAAATTTGCTCTACAATTTGTAATGCATCATCTTGAATTTTTGCCATAATGTTTAATTCAAATCCCAAATTGTATGGGACAGGCATATAAACTCTTCTTGATTGAGTGCCATCAGTAACTTCAGCACTCTTAAAAGTTTGAATTGTTGATGCTTTTCTAGTAGCATCATAATCAATAGAAACCATTTCAAATGACATTCTTGGTAATGTCAAAGCAATCTTTCTGTCACCTGATGGGTTTTGTTCAGTTCTTGCTAAGAACTTTTGGGTTGGTCCATAAGCAAGGGGAACTTTTAAGACTGAAACTGGGTTGTCGGATTCATCAACATGCCTAATTTGAATGTTGTTGAACAGAGTACCAAAAGCAATTACAGTCTTGCTAATTCCTTTATTATAAAAATAATTACCAAGCATGTTAAAAGTTCCTAAGTATATTATTTATTTTTAATTCTCTAGTTGGAGAATTGATAGAGTGACACTAATATCTGTAGATACTCCAGATTTATTTGAAATCCTTGCATAAATGTCAGTTGATACTGGATCATCATTATTATATCCAATTACTGCTGGACTTACTAATTTTACTTGAGATCCACTTGTAACCACTTCAGCAATAACTCCAGAACCTGCAGATGGGTCAACTCCCTCTGCTCTTGTTGAATCATTATCTCTTGATGTTGTATCTGAATAGATTACAACTCTAGCAGCAGCAGAAGTTTCAACTTTAGATAATGCATATGATTTATATCCAACAATTGTTATGTTGGTAGTGCTTCCAATTCCAACAGATCCAGTGGAAGAACTTGTAGTTGTTCTAACATTAAGAGCACCACCAAATACACCTTGAGAACCTTGAACTCCTTGTGTTCCTTGGGGTCCAATTACTCCCTGAGATCCCTGAGGTCCAGTTATTCCTTGAGATCCTTGAATTCCTTGAGCTCCTTGTGGACCTCTTGCTCCTGTTATTCCTTGGAATCCAACACTACCCTGTCTACCTTGAGATCCTTGGGGTCCTTGTATTCCTTGGGGACCAACTGATCCTTGAGGTCCCCCTGGCAATCCAGATGGTCCTTGTGGTCCAACTTCTCCTTGAGGTCCTTGTGTTCCTTGAGGTCCTTGAGGTCCTTGAATGCCCTGTGATCCCTGAGGACCAAATCCTTGTGGTCCTTGTATACCTTGAGCACCTTGCGCTCCTTGTGGTCCTATAATGCCTTGACTGCCTTGTGGTCCTGTACCTTGAGGTCCTTGAACTCCTTGTGGACCTCTAATTCCTTGTGATCCTTGAACTCCTTGTGCTCCAGTAAATCCAGCAGTTCCTTGTGGACCAAATGATCCTTGAGATCCTTGTGGTCCTGTTATTCCTTGGAATCCCTGAAGACCTTGAAATCCTTGTATTCCTTGAGGTCCTAATGGTCCTTGAGGACCTAAATCTCCAGTTGCTCCAGCAAATCCAATATCTCCCTGTGCTCCTTGTGGACCTACTCCTTGAGGACCAATTAAACCTTGAAATCCCTGTGCTCCCTGAGGTCCTTCTGGTCCTTGAGGACCAGCTCCTTGTGGTCCTTGTGGACCTACTACACCTTGAAGACCTTGAGCACCAGTTGCTCCTTGAAACCCAGATAGATTTACCCCATCACCAAAAGTGGTATAGATTTCAGTAAAGTTTTGATTTATCTTGGTAGCACCTTGTGACAGAGTATCCCCTGTTCCATCATTAGGTGCTGCACCTGTAGATATTAATTGCCTTGCCATTATGAGCGCAGTTTATTTTATTTAGTTAAACTTCACCAAAGGGATTTATTTCAGTAAAGTCTAGAATACTGTCTGCTTCTTCTTCTATCTCATCATTGTAATCATAAGCTGGTTCTTGAAGTTCATAGATTTCATACCCTCCAATAATATATGTTGCACTACTTGCTGCCCCAACAACAACATCCCCAGGAACAAAATCAGTTCCCATCCCAGAAACTTTAAGTTGTTTAGTTGCTGCATCCCAATTTTTAACTATTCCAATGGCACCAGAAATAGATCCTACAACTTTTTCTCCAAACACATAATTGCCAGATGCAACTGTAGATCCTGCTCCTATGGTAATTGTTGGTGCAGCAGTGTATCCCAATCCAGCATTTACTATTCTAATTGTAGAGATTCCCCCAGTAGCATTTAAGAATGCAACAGCAACAGCAGTAGTTCCTCCAGAAACTGGAGAGGAGACTGTAACTGCAGGTGGTGCTACATATCCAGTTCCAGCATATGATAAAGTAACAATTCCTATACTTCCAGAAGTTGCTATTCCCACATTAACAGAAGCACCATATCCATTACCCCCAAATAGAGAAACATCAGGAGGATAACTATATGAATATCCTGCTCCAGGATTTTCTATGTAAATTCTGTTTAAACTTTTTGTTGAAGTTAATGTCCTAGTTTCTGTCATTACTCCAACTGCTGTTCCCCTAATACCAGATATTGGTGAAGTGACTACAAGAGATGGAGTAGATGAATATCTATATCCTCCATTAACAACATCTATTTTTTGAATTCCCCCATTCACTAATCCAGTATATGCAGTTGCAGTGATTCCAAGTCCAGATAAAGATAGAACAGCACCATATCCAAGATCTTTTAATGAATAATCTACATCAGAAATACCAGTAGAAATTTCTTCATCTTCATATTCAAATAGTTCACATCTTAACTCATACACATAATTTTTCTGTAGTTGAAAGAATGGTTTTCTATTTTCAACATATTTAATTTCCATCAAACTGTCAGAAAGAGGAATATAAAGCAAGTCCCCCTCATTAGGTCTTCCAGTCACAGGAACATTGGTTATAGACTTGACCATTTCTCCAATGTACATATCAAATCTTTCTTTTGATATAATCAATGTCATTTCATCAGTGATCCTGACACCAAATTTTGACATTAAAACACTATTATTATCAAATCCTTCATAGTTTACTAAGTATGCTTCTATTGGAAATGCATTATTAAATTTTGAAAATAAAACATCCTTTATTACCTTTCCTTTGGTTATTATTTGTCTGGGCAAATAATAAACCTCAATGCCATACATTTTTAACTGTTCATTGATAAGGTCTTGAACAAGACCTTGTTCATTATTAGTGCCTTGAATAAAAAATGGATTTAACATATTATCCTATTAGATCCAGAGGTGGTAATTCATAAGTAATCATCATTTGATCTTCTATTGCTTGTAGTTCTTTCATGGCATCATCATACAATTGTCTGCCATTAAGTTCTACTCCACCTGGAAGTTTTACTCCCTGGAATTTGATTAAGTTTTGTCCCCACTGTTTTTTAATAAGTGCTGTGGTATATTTTTTTAAGAATGAATCATTCCAAACTCCTGTAGATTCTGCTGGATTAATTATTCTATAGCACTCTATCATTAAGTAATCATCTGCATTTAATCTATCCCAACTTGTATCAATATACAGTCTGTTTTGTCTCTTATTAAATCTAATTTGTCTGTCTGGATTGACTATCCAATCAATGTCCTCTAGATATCTTTTTGTCACATAGTAATTCAACATTTCAGTTGAACTAAACCAATAGATATCATTTAGAAATAATTGATAGTTAACATTGAATAAATTTGAAGCAATTGTTCTATTATCTAACTTAAAGACTCTTTCTATCCCAATAACACTATCTGGAACAGGAATGTAATTACTATTCTCTTCCCAACTAAATGTTCCAATTCCTGCAGTTGATGTTGTAGTAACTATTCCTGCTACGTTATTATCACCTCTTGCTCTTCCTCTTTTTATATCATTTTCTGTAATTTTATACTTAAGGAACATTTTGATGACGCCATCAAAGTGTCTTTCTTGGAAATATTGTAAAGCTTCATCAACCC